AGATCGCAGCTGCCTCGTTTGCCGGGACGATTAAATCGTCTCCGTAAACGTACACCGCCCTTCCAAACGAATGGACGAGCGGTGCAGTCGGAAAGAGCCCAGCTCTGAAACACCGTGAAGCTATGATGCTCGTAAAGAACACCATAGATTCAACGGGGAAGCAGAGCGCTGAACCCATGGACGCAAACTTCTTAAGAGTGATTAAATCACCATTAGGAAGCTGCGCTCGCGTACTCCGCGCTGCGTGCAACCACTCCAGAAATTCTGGAGCGAAAGCAAACAAAGCGTTGACGTGAGCCATGGAAACACGATCGCTGGCCTCACTCATATCTAACGTTGCAGTATTACTGTCAACGTCAGATCCAAGCAAGGCCATAACCTGGTTAACCGATTGGTCAGTGAAATTCACATGACCAGCCGTGAACTTAGATTTCTCTAGTTCTCTAACCAGTAATCGGGATAAACCTTGTTGTGCATATTGCATGCACACAGGTTCAATCGCGATTATACGAGGTGTCTTCAAGGTCTTGGGGACACAGACAACCCTAACGGGCGCCTCATCCCCGGGTTCGACAAGTTCCGGCCACTCAGCCAATTCTTCTACCGTAGCGAGATTACTCGAACGGCCGAAGCGGTCGTAGGTAAAACCTACTTCCTCAAGGCGAGAGTGCCAACGCATAAACCGCCATTTCTGATTGCCAGAAATGCGTTCCTGCGTTTGACCCGGACCATGGCGAGGAAGTACGATCTTATTCAAAAGATCGTACTCGAGGTTCATGGAGGATATTAATATCCGACCAACAGCCTCGTACATCCTACGCAATAACCCAGCATCAGCGACATCCCTTTCGGGAATGCCGCACTCGTCATCGCACTTCATGTAACCTTCAATGGCTTCGTTTACGCGCTCTTCCGAGCACGGTCGACGAATCTTCTTCCCGAAAAGGCATATTTGCCTTACGAGTCGAATGCAATCCACTGATGGTTCATGGAGTAGAACTCCATCCGATCCGAACACATGGCACAGGAATCCCTGCAGAAATGCGGGAATTCCGGATTTGATCTTCTTAAATGAAGACCATAATCCAGGGGCCACCCAACCTAAGTCGAGAGCTCTTTCGAGATCTCGACAAAAGTTTGGAAGGGTGATAGTAATAAAACTATCACCCTCGTGCTCGGCTCTCCGCCGTAACGTTAAAACGTCACGGTTAACGGAGATGGGGGCAGCACTCATCCTCCCACAATCAAGCAGGAGGTCCTCCAGGAGATCTACAAGGCTTTTCATCCTACCTACTTTCTAAAGCAGGGTCTGGATCCAGGGTGTTCACCATCACGGTGACCCCCTGACAGCCTTTAGCCTCCCCGTCTGTGAAGACTAAGGGAAGAAACCTAAGTAAGAGGGGACTACATCCCTTTGCTTAAGTTTCACCGTTAGCCAGCTTCAACAGGTTAGCGGACGTGAGGAACGCGGTCAAGGCGTTAGCCAGATCGCGTGCATCACTAGCCGTATAACCAGTTGTGGGGAAATCCATGGTGAGGGTAGCAGTCATACTAGCCAGTGCAAACTGGGTAGGTACGAGCGCATCCGCAGCATAGACATCCCTCTTAAGCCGGGCGACGGCGCGATTCCGTTTAGCGAATTGATGAGACAGTGTGAGGTCATAAACCACACCTGAATCATTAAGACGATAACTGGAAGCGCTCTCTCCTCTGCTAATAGCAGGAAGAGACTTCGCAACGGTAGCGTAAGTGACTGACTGGGGATCGGTGAACACATCAATCTCCTCTCGGTCATTTAACTGAACTCCGGGATAAACCCAGAGCAGCGAGAATGGCCAATTGTCCACTCGAAAGAGAGGACAACTGAACATTCAAACCAAACGGGTTTCCACCTCCCTGACGAGATTTAACGGTCGTCTTTTGGACGGACGTAAATTTCGCGTCAAGGCTGTCCCAAACGGTCCGATTAGGACCGTTAGGGTCAATACTACGAGACGCATGAGCCGTATTACAGGTCCATGTTTTCGTCTCCTCGCTACGCTTCATAATGTAGCTGTAGCGAGTAGTAAGGTTGTCGACTGCATTCGGCCCAACGTTGGAAATTACATCCCCAACGTTGGAGAACCAGTCGATGAGCCATGACCAGGGTAGGACATTCCAGAGCAGTTCGGGCGTTGGTAACGCACCGAATAACGCTAGACGAGCCCTCCGGTCCCACATTGATGAAGACACATCGGGTATGTAATAACGGAATGATCCGCTAAACCATACCTTCGTCTTCACTGTGCTCACCACTGTTCTCCGGCTTGGTCCGGAAATAGTAAACAGTGGTCCACCACGAACATACTGATAAGCATTCAGAGCAGTGCTCTGAGGCTCCTCAGTAGTCGTGGTTTCGTCAGAAACTGTGGCCCTACGACGAATGTACTTACCATTCTCACGAATGATTTGTGCCATTCGCTTGTCGATGTCGTGCCAAAGATTATACATCTTTCGCAAGTCAGCGACAAAGGGCTTCCATCCGAAGACGATGTTGAGGTATTCAGAACCTAAGTTCTTGAAGTCCAACAACTCGTTCTTCAGGATCCGTGGCAGTTGAGAAAGCGGGACGGAACGTCCCTGCTTTAACAACCGCTTAAACGGAGCCTGTGGCAAGTCCCGCAGTTCAACTATGAACTGACCGACACTTGCAACAGGGTTCCCCGGCCTCGCTCGAGCATAACCTGTGGCATACAATCCATTAAGGATCGTTTGCTGGTTAGCCCAAGTCGGGATCGTGGATGGAATGAAAGGATTCTGAGGAGATCCTGTCACGCTTAAAGCGGGACAATGACCTTTCTCAACTCCTAACACGCAGTAGCGGTGATTCGTTTTCCCTGTATGTTTGACTTCCGTCTTCACACAGAAAAACGGCCCGCCGCCACTCCAACTTCCGTTAGGAAGTCGATAGTGGCCTTGACTGACGAAAAGAGCATCACGCCCACCGGAACAGACTATTGGCCGAGAACCGCTACTAAGAGTTTCTGGACCTACTAAGGTACAGTCTTCAAAGTAGATGATCTTCGGCTTCCAGACTTTTACGGTGGACATTGTGTGGCTCCCGCTTGGTGGTCGACGAAACGTCGAACGACGTGTCGTCTAGGGTGGACGAGATGACTCGCCCTGAGGGTGCCGTAAGGCAC